ACTCCTTCCAGAACCTTGATCCGTTCGTCCTTCTTCCCGAGTTCGGTTGAGTGCTTGCGCTCCAACTGTTCACGGACCCGTGCAACCTGTTCATCCGGCTTCGGGCCGTCTTTGCCTTCCGCCGCCGCGACGAGGCGTTCATATTCCTCGGCGTTGAATTCCTCGGGCAAACCTTCCAGCCGCGCCTTGGCCGCGTTGAGGTCCGTCGTTAGGGTCTTGTTGGCCTGCTTCTGCCGCTCATGGGCGGTCTTGAGATTGACCACGACCGGGTGAGCATCGACGCCTTCGACGTCCAGCACGAACACCGTCTTGTCGCCGATCTTCTGTTCCTTGTATTCGCCATGGAGGGCTTCCGGCACATCGGCCAGATCGTCCACAATCGCCTTGAGAGCCATCGGCTCGTTCTCCTGTGTGATTGCCCGCGTCGCAGGCGTTAAGCGGCCCTTGCGAGCCATGAGGCGTCGGGAGCGCCAAACCACGTCATGGTCTGCCCCGACATTGAGCGCACGAACGGCGCTAACTCTGCTTGATGGTTGAGCCATGCCTTGTGATAGGCATTCGCTTCTTTCCACTTGGCGGCGTCGAAGAAATGAGCGCCATCCGCGCTCATCGGAACGCCCGCCAATACGATCCGGTCACAACCGCATTCCAGTGCGATCTTGACGGCGAACAGGCCGGACGATCCGGCCCAATCGTCTGTCGTTCGATCTATCCGGGCCTCAACCTTGCCGTTCGGCCCTGACGCTTTGTGCGCCCATGTCTGCGGCTCGTTGAAGCCGTTGCGCCGCCGCTCGTTGAGCCAGCGGTGCAGGAATTCAGGATGCAGCGTTGTCGCAATGTCCAGATGTCCAGCCCAAGCCCCGATCATGTCGTTGACGGCGATGGTCAGATCGGGTCGGAACAGATCGAGAGCCTCACCGCTATCCTCCCAAACGGACGAAGCGCCGCCGAGTATCAGCGCACCCCGCACGCCCGCAGCATCGCATTGGCGCGGCGGATCATGCGAGAGGCTTCCCCGCTTGTCTTGGGCGGCTTCACCGGGCCGCAATTCACCTGAGCCGCCCGCACGGCGCGATCATACAGGCCGCGCTCATCCTTGGACCAGCGGTGCTTGTGGCCCGCCAACGCCACGCCAAGCGCGTCCAGCGCATCGGCAACGACATTCCGCGACCGGCTCGCACCAGTCTTTGCCTTCTTCGCCATGATGATCTCCGTTCAAGCGAGGATGATGTCTTTCCGAACCCTGTCACGAACGCGATAGCCCATGCCAAGGTCGAGAACCCATTGTTCCGCAGTCCCGCGCGCAACGCCGTAGTAGCGTTCGGACAGGCCCTTTTCCTCGAACATGATGACGGGCCGGTACTTGCGGATCGTCTGCTCCGCGCCTTGGAGCGCGAACGGCTCGTAGCCCTCGATATCGAGACAGATCAGGTCGCAGGCGCTCAGGTCGAGGCTATCGATCGTGATGACGGGGATGCCATCACCCGCCTTTGCGTAATGCGCCCCGGCGTTGCCGTCGATGCGCTCCATCGACAGTTGCCCCGCCGCAGCGCCGAATGCGGCACAACGATGCGAGACGTTCTCCGATACGTTCTTCACCAGGCAGGCGTAGTTGTCGGCCATCGGCTCTACCGTGACGACACTGGCGAAGCGTGCGGCGAGGTCTTGCGCCCAAACACCGACGTTCCCGCCCGCCTGAACAGCAACGTTCCAGCCCTTTGCAAGGCCAACAGCCCGATCAAGGTCCGGCAATTCGTCATGGATGACGCGCCAGCACCAATCATCATCCGCCGGCCACCAAAAACCGTCCTCGCGATGCACTAGGTCCATGTCTTAGGAACCCATCCCGTTTTCAGATCGCACGGCTTCGGACGGCCATGGAATGCCACCACGGCAGCATCCGCAGGCGGCGCAGCCTCGCACCCATGTACCTTGTAAGAGGCTATCGACCGCTCCCCGAACAAATCGCGGAACGTGTCCGGATTCTCACCGAACCGCGCAAACTCGTCCTCGATGAAAGCCTGATCGCCTATCCGAAACTCTGAACGCTTTTTCGGTAGTTCGTGGTCGTAATGCTTCATCAGCCGCACCGGATCGGCGGCGAATGCCTCGTACAGGAAGGAATAGTCGCCGTTCCATGCCATCGCCGTCGAACAGAACAGCGACGGGCGGTAGAACTCGTGACACATCGTAAAACGATGCGGATGCGCCGCGATTGCATCCAGCGAGCCGACGACAACCGTATCCAGATCGAAGTAGAGCACTGGGCCGCCGAACAATCCGGGGCGAAACATTTCCAACTTCGACCACCAACCCGGCCAGCCCGTTACCAGCGGTATCCGATCGCACGGCACGTCCACATCGGACAAACAGACGAACCGATGCGGCATCGTCAGATGCCGCGCCACGCCGTCCCGCAGCTTCCGCACCCACTCCGCAGTGTAGACGCCGCCAGAGCGCAGCACACACGCAACGGTAGGCATCAGGCCGCAGTCTTGTCCTGCTCAATCGGCAAGCCCGTGACCGGATCAAGATCCTGCTCAGGCTCCATGCCCTCCTGATCCTTGGCGATCTCTTCCTCTTCTTCCTCGAAGGTCCGTTCCGGACTGATCAACTCGCCGCGTTGCAAATTCTCGAATAGCGACAGCTTGGACATGCCGCCCGCCTGCCAGACCTTGACCAGATTGGCTGCGGCCTGCGGGTCCATCAACTGATCGACGAATTGCAGGTTTGGGGTAACGATCACCTCATCCGGGTTGGCCCCGATGATCGTTGCGACGTACCTCAGCGCCTTTTCCAGCCCCGCCGCGCTTGCCTGGCTGATCGTGGTGAGCGTTGCGGTCTGAGCCGTGTAGCGCAGCCTGAGCGCGTCTCCGCTCTCTGCGGCGCGCTTCTCGCTGTCCAAGAGCCGTGCGCCAGCAGCGATAGCGTTCTGCTTTTCAGCCGCCAATGCACGCTCGTGAGCCTGAATGCCGGTTCCAGACGGCCCGACATACTTGAAGTCTGGCGTCATGTTCGGCTCGCCCTTGAGCACCAGAACGACGCCAGCACCGACAGCATCCGGCGCATCCCCATTGATCACCGTGGCAGTTTCCTGCCCCGTCATGAAAAGCTGCCAGCGATAATCCGCCGATAGCTGATACTGCGCGATCACGGACCGCGCCACGCCGATCAGCGGCGGCTCTTCCGGCGCAACGGCCAAGTCTTTCGCCCCGATCACAACGAACGGAATTTCGGTCAGGGCCTTGCCGCCCCGCGCCTGTAGCTCGTCGGGTTGTTTCTCGTCCAGCGTCGTTCCGGTGTAGGTCTCGACCTTGTAACGAGCGCCGCCCAGCGTCAGGACACGGTAGCGCTGCTCATCGGTCCATTCGAACCCGTTGCGAACCGGCGCGCTTTCGTCCAGCACATAGAAGTCGCGCTCATCGGACCAATTGATCAGCGCCTCTGCGGTGTAACCCGCCAGATAAGGCAGTCCCGCCGCTTCCTGCGAGCCCGTGACCAACAGGCTGTAGCGACCCATCAGTAGCAGATCGGACGTGATCCGGCGATGGAGAGCCTCAAGCGTCAGACCGTCCTTGGTGGCCTTCTCCCACAGCCCCTGCATCGCGTCGGGCATTTCGATCTTGGATTCGACCCGATGGATCACGCCAACCATGCCAGCGAGCGTCTGCGCCACGCTATCGGGCACCTGAGCGCGGGTCTGATAGATGGCGTAGTAGCCAACGCCCTTGTCATCCTGAGCCTTGAACCCGGACGGCATGGGCAGATAGGTTTCGCCCGCCTCCTTGACCGCCTTCTCACCGCGCGCCGTGTCGCGCATCAAGCGCCATTCGTCGCGGCGATCGGCCCAATCTGGATGCTTTGCGTCCACGCCCATCTAGATCAGTCCCTTAACGGTCGTGGTCTTGGTTTCTGGATTGCCCAGCATCAGCGACGTCAGCGCCCATACCAGCGCGTCGATCCGATCGGGCGACGGCATGTCGCCCAGCGGCTCCCATGTCGCCATTTGATCTTCCAGTTCTGCGAATGTGCCGGCGTGACTAACGCGGTTCTGTTCGTAAAGCGCCGCGATAGGCTCCGCTCTCGCGTTCTTTCCTCGCGTGGCATGAACGATCGTTACCGGCACTATTGGATTAACGCTGTGCAGCGTGTGCCGCACCAGATCCCCACCCTGGTTTCCTTCCGCAACGATCCGATCCGCCTTGAGGCTGTCGAATTGCTCAATTGCCTTTCGTGCCCATTGATCCGGAGAATACCGCCCCGATGAATCCGCCAGCACATAGCCGCGCCCGTCAACGCCCAGAGCCGCCGCTACGATGCCGGTGAGATTGCTTTCAGCCTTGGCCGTAACGGCCGGGTCAACCGCAACCACGACCCGCTTAAACGCTGGCAACGGCCCTTTGAGCCGTGCCGCCTCGATCATCTCCCGATTCCAGAGCGCACCTTCCGCTTCCTCAAGCAGTTCGCCGGCCAACTCCTGCCGGCCAAGGCGCGTCCCTTCGTACTTCTTGACGATCTGCGCCAGAAAGGCGTCTGCCAGATTGGCCTTGTTCGAATGCGTCGTGGCCCGCGTCACTTCCGTTGTCGGATCGCGTAGCAACGCCCTGAGCAGCGGGATCGGCTTTGGCGTGGTAGATACCATCACCTGCGGATTGGTCCCGAGACGTAGGCCGAACATGGCCATGTCCCAGGTATCTTGAGCGTTCTTCCAAGCCGCCAATTCGTCAGCCCAGATCGCGTCGTGTTGAGGACCACGAAGACGTTCCGGCTCCTCCGCCGAGAACAGGGTAGCCATCGCTCCGTTGCCCCACGTCAAGCGGCGCTTGGATGGCTCATAGCTAGGCAAGCCCATCAGCTTGCCGGACCGGTCCTTGTCGTGCTGCCACGACACCGAGAGGATGCCTGACGTACCCTCCACCATGACGTCTCGAGCGTCAGCACTGGTCGGCGCAATCAGTGCGAGGCGCTGATACCCTGCCTTGACCTTAGACCTGATCCACTCGCCGCCTGCTCTGGTCTTGCCAGCACCACGGCCCGCGAGAAACAACCACGTCCGCCAATCTCCCGGCGGCGGCAATTGGTCCGCCCGCGCCAGAAACTCCCAATCGTGCAGTAGCTGTTCAGCCTCACCGTCACTGAGACTCGCCAGCGCCTCCGCTACCTGATCCGCCGGCAGAGTGGCGAGAGAGGATATGT